GTTTCCCAGTCACGATCGGTTTGGGTGATTAGGCGCTTATCAGCAGAACTTGCCAGCGCCATACCTGCCGAACAGTTCATGTCGTAGCACAATGACCAGATAGGCTTGTTGTACTGATCCGCCAACATTCTTAATTGCTGCGCAGTATCGAAACATCCGGCCACTTCACCACCAGGTGTGTCATTATCCAAAAGCACACCTTTTACCTCCGGGTCCATAAAGGCTTCTGTCGCGCGGTGAATAATGCCGTCATAGCCTGTGGTACCACTGTAAGGCTGTATGTTTCCGCTCTTGTGAACTAACGTTCCACTCACAGGGAGCACACCAACAACACCATGCACCGCATAAGATCGATTTCGATCACGCGAAGGGGCAAATGACGCTGCAGACATACGCAGCTTTTCACCGGTAATCAGCTGGCCTTGCTCATCCTGCAGCTGCTCGATACCCAAGCGGCCAGACATGGCACTAAAGAAAACCTTGGCATAACCGGGCTCTAGCAAAAGGGGCGTATTTAGCGCCCTTGCCATAATGTTTGGATAGTTTTTCATAATATTTGGCTCTTGGATTATGCCGCTGGCATTTCTTGCTGTTCTGGTGCCTCATTCATTGCTTGAGTTGCCACCCAGCTGGCTAAAGGCAAACCTGCCGCTTTTCTTTCTTCCATTTCACGCACTTGCTGGGCAAAGGTCTCTTGGTAGTCTTCACCCATCAGCGCCATTTCTTTTTCATAGGTAGATAATCCGGACTCAATACGCAAAATCGCTTCTTTGACTTCTTTCAGGCCATCGATAGCCATGCGGCCAGAACCAATCCATTCAGCATTGCACCAAGCGGCCTTGGCATCGTAAAAACTGAGTCTTGCGCTGCGCGGTGGCACAATAATCTTTCTCTGGAAAGCTTCTTCCAGCCAAAGTGCATAACACATGGAGGCAAATCGGGCGGCAATCACTTTTCGGCGCCCCATGAAATAACGCCACCCTTCCATCATTGATGCACGCGCTGAGCTGTACGTGGTTTTGCTGTAATCCTTTGAAAGCGCTTCCATTGGTACATTCAAACCAGCTGCGATCCAACGCAATATTGAAGCTTCGAGATCCACAAAACCATTATCAACATTGCCCGAGGTTTGCACTTTTAATTGCTCACCTGGTACCAAATGCGGCACTTTTACACCATTCATTTTGATATTGGCGCTTTTATGGTAGTCAGACATCATAGTCATCCAACTAAGGATGTTCTTTGTGCCTTCCGCGCCAGCGCCGATCATTTCGAATGCCGCAGCGCTATCCAGCTCACTTTCGATCACCGCCGCATACATAGCATTGACGATGGCATTTTGTAACTTGGTGTTTTGTAGCTTATCGAGCATATGCAGCTGCTGCATGACCGTTAGGAACTGATTGGCACCGCGCGTCTGGCCGTCTGCTGTTGGCTCGAACACGTGAATAAACTGTTGTCGACCAAATTTAGTTTCCCGGTTTACCCGCTTCCAGGTGTGGCCCATTCCATTACCAAAGCCGACACCCGATCCCGAGATATCTCGCACATGGTAGGCAATGGCTGCACCATAACGATCTAATTCAACGCCACCCCTTAATCCGGAAGAACCTTCTTTACCGTGTGGATTGCTCAACCGATTAGGGTTTACCATCTTAATCGCAGTTTTAAACAATGAGCCTGGACGAGTTAACCACTCTGCAGAGGCAGTGACCTCCCCCTTTCCGGTGTGAGTTCCTACCGCCTCTCTTACCATCATGGTAAACGTGCGCTTTCTTTCTGCATCAAAGTAGCAATGCACCGGATCTTCTGCATGCTCCAACCACGCTTGTTCGATATCTGAACCCATGGCACGCGCATCAGCTTCCGAAACACCTATCCGCTTCCATCTTGGTTTAGCACTCAATCGAAATAGATGGCCAACCACATTATCAATATGCAATTGAATACCGTTGGCAGCAATGCCATGGCTTCGAGACAAGTCATCAGATCGAGCGTTGCCGATATCCAGCGTTGGCAGCAATGCAGCATCCGCAGTTTGCAAAGGTGGCGCCCATTCAGCCATCTGACCACCAAATCCTGCAGGATTTGTCATTAAACTGGCCGATATCGGATTACCGCTAACGTCGACTATCTTCACGTCTTTCATTAACACACCCCTGCCGGGCCAAGTCTTCGAGAGACTGAGCCTTGCAAACTTACAGTCAGGTCATCGATGTACTGCTTTAGCTGGGCTTTGTCAGCCTGTGCGAAATCGACTTTCTGCCCATCTCGTTGAATACTCACCACCGCACGACCGGTAAGCAGCTTGTGATAAGCGTTCTGCGCTTCAATTAATTGGGTTTCAGTCGCCATTTCCTAACATTCTCCCCAAATCAGACATGCTAATACCGTCAGACTTTGGTTTTGTAGTTTTAATTTTTGTGGTAGCAGGCGTTGCAGGGCTCAACAAATCCCCCTGGATCAATCCCGCTTCTACGATATCCCAATCAGCAGGCTTCTTAAGGTGAAGCCTTAGTATTCTGCTTGCGTGCAGGGCGTATACTTCGCAGTCAAACCCTTCGTTTCTAACGCCTGACTTTTTCTGCCAGACCAATTTACCCCGCATCGACCTATGAGGAGCTTTCACTTCACTGGTAATCTGGTCGTAATAGTCGTCCCGCACATCTTTGTAGTAGTGCATTCGGCCAGGGCCAACACCGGTCATTTTCAACCGTTCGGCTATGACATCTTTCGCCTTGTTGGTACCTACCATAAACACCTGCAAGCCGAATCGTGCAGCCTTGGTGTTGTTGTTTAGATCTACCTTTTTCGGTGCAGAGGTGATTTCTTTATCTAGTGACTGGTCACCCTTAATCGCCATAATACGAACGCCACGACCTTTTCGGGATCGCACATACTCATATACGGCATCGTTGGTTTGACCATCGGAGCTATCAATACTGACTGCCGATACTGGAATTGCACAACCTCGGGCGCTACCGTAGGTAGAAAACACCAAGCTATCCAATTCATCCCAAACAGGGTCGTTTTTATCAGTGGTCGCAGTTGCCGCTGGCAATTCACCCCAATAGACCAGCCAGGATTCTTGCTCTTTCCCCCATGCGCGAATGATTACTGCGATACGATCATGCTGAATATCCACCCCCATGGTGAGCACTAAACCACCATATGGGACCGTTTTTTCGGCATAATCCAACGCTCTTTCCCGCAACGTTTCCGTTTTTGGCGCATCGGACTTGTATTCGTATGGCTTACCTTCGGAACTGTTGGTGAACGCAATTAGGTCGCCATCTTCACCTTGATCCGCTTTATATTGCGCTTCAAGACGTTTTTTCATCAATTCTTTGTGCCGGCTACCGGGAAACGGGCTATACAGCTCATTGATAAAAAAGCCTGGTGTTTCACTTTCCGCTGTGGCCTGCCACTTTGCAGAGGATATGTTCTTTATCCGCTGGTTGTCGTTCCACTGAACACCGCAGTTAGGGCATACGTAATACGCCGTTTCGTATTTATTGTGGCCATAAACCGTATGGCTAACGTCTTTATCAACGTCACATTGTAGATAATCAAAACTTAAAACGTGTGACTCACCACATTCATGGCATGGCACAAACAGCTTTCTTTGGTCTGAGCGGTTATAAGCCGCTTCAACTTCCGATAACCCAGCTATTGTTGGCGTACCACCGTATAAAATCTTTCGTCGATAGAATGATTTTGTTCTTTCCATCAACAGTTTGATGGTGTTGCCCTGACCTTTTACATCAGAGTTTGCATCGTCAGGCTCTTCAACGATTACCACTGGTGCCGGCGTAGATTTCACACTTGATGGAGAATTTGAGCCAACAAGCTTTAGGAATCCACCCGGGAACTCTTTATAAAGCGTGCTGTTCCCCCCCGCTCTGCCCACTCGCAAATCAACTTTTTCGCGAATTGCTCAGTGACTTGCACCATGGGGCGAAACTTTTCTTTTTCGTATTCCTTAGCTGCCCCTTCCTTCGGAAACATAATGATCATTGGGCACGGATCAATGTCGATTCGTCGAGCAACATAGTTATTAATGACGCCATCTGTCCAGCCAATTTGCGCCGACTTCATGCAAACCACTAGATCATATTTTGGATCATCCAAACAGTCGAGAATTTCCTCGATATAGGGCGTTGTCGACGTTCTAAATTTACCTGGCCGCGCTGAACTTTTTGCCGATATTTGGCGAAACTGATTTACCCAATCCTTAGTAGCTATCTTCTTGGGTGGCTTCAGGATCTGGCAGAGATCTCGAATCATCCCGTGAATTGCTTGGGTCGTATCGAGAGATTGTAGTGAGAGCATTGTTTACTTCTGTCTCCACTATTTCCAAATCAAGATCAATACCGTATTGAACATCGATCGTACTTTTTATCTGCACGGCCAACGCCATCAACGAAGTTTTTAAAGCAACAAAGGCGTTTTCTAACGCTGGGTAGAGCTGTTCACGATTAACAAGCATCTGCTTGCGTTCAGCTAAATTAAGTTCTTTCAGTTGTCTATCAATTCGTTCAGTTAGTACCCGTTCTTTCGTAAGATCGAAACCTTCACCAGAAATATGGCCTGCAGCCTTGCCCCGCAGGTCTTCCAGGTACCGCTATCGGATCGTGACTGGGAAAC